AAAGTTTCCGTACAAGACCATGCCTGCGGCAAGGGTGATATTGTCAACAGGTTGGCAGATATTGTCCAAGTCTGTGATATTGCTCGCCTGTGCTTGAATCACGGTGTCCTCCGTTGCTTGGATGGCAAACCAGTTGCCCGTTGTTACGTCGGTAGAATTGATATATCGACCCCCGTTAAGACCGAGTCCTCTGTATTCTGATGTACTTGCCATAGTGTATATTCCTTGTTTATGCAGGAGCGGCTATTGTCGTTCCGTAAGTTTCAATTAAAAGTGGTCTGGTTTGTCCTTCTTGTCTTTCTAGTTTGTCCAGCTCAATTTGCAGGACTTGTTCCGCTTGTTGGAGCGCAACTTGGGCGCGATCAGTCTGCCCGTCTGCGAGTAACCAATCGCTGTATGCCCCAATTACCGCATACTCGGAAAAGATCCAAGGGTAGTCAGTCGCGCTCCCGCCATACGATGGGAAGGGCGCGCGGTAATGTACCCATACGGGACTAGTTGCCGAGCGGTTGGGCAAGATGGCTTCTCCGTACTCGCTCGACCCGGTAACAAACACATTCTTGAACGCAATGTCGTTTGCAGTTCCCCCACTATACGGGTCTTTGTCAGTGACGCGAAAGACTTCGCTTATGGTTGTTCCGAAGTCCAAATAAGCGAGCAAGTTCGCAGTTGCAGTTGCTCCGCTCCCACCACCTCCTGAGAAGGTGACTGCCGGGGCGCTCACGTATCCCGTCCCATTCGCAGTTACTGCAATGCCGTTTACCTCGCCATCGCTATTGATCGTGCTTGTTGCGGTTGCCGCCCCCGCGACTGCCACGGTTGGCGCGGAACTGTATCCAGTCCCTCCGCTCCCCACGTCAATCGAGCGTACCCGTACGTCAGGCACGATTTGGGTCAGGCGGGACACGAAGGGCCATGCCGTGCGATCCCATGCCAAGCGTCCGAATCGATTGAAACTACGGGTCGATGCGTCAGTCTCTGCGCTCAACAACGAGTCAACCCCAATCATTTGGGTCAAACTCGTGCGCATCGTGCTGATCGAGGTTACTCTCATGCTAGCTTGAGTCCTCCTTGAAAGACTTTCTTGTCAGGTGACTTGGTACGGCAAGCGGGATTGTCACGAAGATACTCGTCAATAAATTGCTTGTCCGACCAACAACCTGGTTTGAATTGCATCCACCTGAAGTAGTCGCGTGCGGGGATAGTCGCTTTCAATTGCCCTACCCCTTCGAGCATTCCGCCCTGTTGGTTCTCCTTGCCACACTCTATTTCGCGCTTTTTGTGTTCGTACTTTTCGAGGTCAACCTCGTAGCGCAAATGCCTCTCAAGATTCTTCATGAATTGAGAACCGTTCTTTTGGTTATCGTTCCACTTGGGGATGAAAATCTCGGACATGATTTAAATTGTTAGCGTTTGCCGTGTTCACGGGTCGGCTCGCGCAATACGAGCCAACCCTATGAACAACAACAAAACTTGTTTACCCGACGTCGTTGGCGCTATGCATCGCCAAGTAAATGTCGAGTTCCCCAGCCGTCAGCGCGGATGGCGAGCCGGAAGAGGAGTTTGTGAACTTGATTTGCAAAGCATCAGCTGCTGCGGCAAAAGTCCCAGCAAGGGTCTTTGGTGCTGCACCTGATGCTGCAATGATAGGCCCGACTGCGGTTACGGAAGTGGACTCGATAAAGTTATTCGGGTCTCCGTCCGTTCCCAACTCAGCGGCTAAAGCGCCAGTACCAGTCATTGCGGTAGTGACGTTAATCATAGCCTTCGAGATTACGAAGTCGGTTGGTGTGTCTCCAAGCGCCACGGTGACCGTGTCGGAAGAGCCTCCGCCTTCGTCAATGTCGGTGTACTTGATGGTGTACTTGTGCGTATATCCTTGAGCGCGTTCTTGGTTTGAGAGAACGTCCTTGCGGGCGTTGTCGAGTGTTACGTCTGTATTTGCCATGTCTTTGTCTCCTTAATGGTTAGTGTTATTGTGCAATAACTTAGTTAAAATAGCCATGCGCAATAGGCGACAAACAAGACAAGGCGGCAATTACGTCAACGTACCCGCGTGATCCACCTCCTTGGTCTTCCAGTTGAGTGGCGGATTCGGCCTTGAGCGTGTGCATTGCAACGTACTCGGGGTCGATCAGAAGTCCGGCATCACCGTCAACGGTAGCCGATCCACTTGTCCGATTTATGAACAAAGAAGGGATTATGTTGCACAATCCGAAATCTCCCTCGTATACGTTAACTGAAAGCGTGATCTTCTTGCTGTCAGCGGCTTGCGTGACGTTGTAGGTGTTTTGCACCGAGGCAACGGCTCGCGAGAAGTTGCTGATCTCTTGCTTGAGGCTTGGGCCTGCGAGCAGAGTCAACTGTCCACCGGGCATTCCGTTGGCTTCGTAGAGTTCCTGAAGAACCGTATTGAAGGTCGTTTCGGTCTGCGTGCCGGTGGTGTCGTTAGCTACGTTTTGGTAATCACTTGGTACGTCGGAAGGTTGTCCACCAACTCCGAGCCACTTGAGCATCCCGCGAGTCTTGTAAGGCGTGCCACTTCCGGCTTCTGCCTGACGATCCTGGGATGAACAGAATGCAGCTTCAATTGATCGTTTCACTTGCCTCACCGATTTGCTTTCGCAATTGGCCCGTTCTGACGCAACTCCGGCTGTATCAACGAGTTCACTGATGTCTGAAACCTTCCAAGAGTCGCGGAATTTTTGCACGTAATTACCTATGCGAGCGCGGTCTGCGACTTGATTGGTAAAGCTTTGAACATCAAGACCTTCCGATACTCCATCGAATTCTGGGGAATTCAATTTATCGCATTGGACTTCGACAAACGTTCCGGTTGCTTTTGCCTTCTTCATCATGCTGACGAAAGGCGTGTGTTCCGGCTCTAAGATTGAGATCGCATCAGTGAGCGTCTCTCTTATTCCGGCAGTATTATATGACGTTGATTGTGCCATTTTTTTAGTATCCTCCTAAGTGTATTTGAAATTATGCGGAATCCCGCAATTTGATGTAATTTTGGTAGTCTGCGATGTTGCCTGACTTCTCGAACTTTGTCCGAGCCGCTTGCAGAGCCTTCTTCCTCGATGAGCTTTCCGTCCTGGGCTTGGCAGCCCCCGCTTCGGCAGATGCCACGGGTGCTTTGGGCTTGGGTTTCGGTTTGCTCGAATCGGCCTGGCGCGCTTGAACCGCTTTCATTCCTTCGATCATCAAGCCAAGGGCAAAGTTCCCGTTAGGCAGATGCTCGACCAAGGGCTTGTAAAGCGGATTCTCCTTGGTTTGCATGAACAACTGGTACTCCTCGCTCTCCCCATCGCTGAGAAAAGAAAAGGTCTTGATCGCGTGTTGGTCGGACTCCGTGCGTTCTGCGATCCATTTCTGTCTCGCAGGAGCGTCCTTGCGAAGTATCTTGCGGGCATTTGCCCGGATTCTCCGAAGATCGGCTTTCGTATAGGTCTTATCCCCATCCTTCGCGTAGTACTCGTTTCCGTCATCATCGTATTCAGCCTCGTTTTCGAGTCCTTCCTCAGTCCACTCGATAAGCGTGGTGAGGTTCTCGACTTCCTTGGTCAGACCGTTGACGTCAGTTACGTTACTCAATGCATTATCCTTGAGGAACTCAGGTTGTTCGGTACTTGCAGTTTGTTCCTTCGCTTGGGCTTGCGCCTGTAGCTCTTGGTTCTCAGCAAGCAACGCCTTTTTCTGAGCGGTAAGCCTTCCGAATCTTTTTACCGCAGAGGCGTTGAGCGCCTTTGCGAGATCCCTCGACTCATCCTCGGATAAGGTATCCAGGTCGATATTAAACTTTGAAAGAACATCCGAAGGTTCTGCGGGCGACTCAGCTTGATCCTCCTCGTCCGGTTCTTCGGCAGACTGTTCCTCGGTTTCCTCTTCTTCCGCAGGTTCTTCTTCAGCGGATTCCGATTCCTCCTCGGGTTGTTCGGATGGTTCTTCCTCGTCCGACTGAGCCTTGAGCAAACTGCTCGCATACTCCGCCATTGAGATGTTCCCATCCTCACTTTGCGTTTCATCATCCACGGCATTTTGGGAGGATACCGAGTCAACCTCTTGAATTGCTTCTTCCATATCATTCAACGCTGTCGTAGCGTAGTGTAGCAAATTGTAAGGCAATTTACCTTACACGACAACAAAAAACCCTCCTGCGGTAGTGTGGCTTACGCGCAGGAGGGTGACATTACCCCATTATGTCGAAAGGGTTAAAGCTTGTAGAAGGTATCGAGTTCCTCGTCTATCGCCTCAAGTTTCCCACAGAGCATGTAGTGACGATTTGTGGAATCAACCACTTCCTTGATCTGTAGTTGACGAATTACTTCTTCGCGCATGGTCTCGCGCATCTCGATGTATATCTTGAAATTCGGTTCGTTCTTCAAGAAGCTCAATGCTTGGATCGCTTCTTCGGGATCGATTTCGTGGTAGGTCTTTTTTTTGCGGGGCATTTATGCTGCGGTTGGGGTTTCTCCAAATTGCGTGGGGGTTGCTCCCAGCCTTCCAATCTCTGCGTTTTGCTTTTGTTGGATAGCGAAGGTTCTTTGTTGGAGATATTGGGAAATTCTCTCCTGTAACGCAGGGTTTTGCTGCGCCTCTTGTGCAATGTCGGGCTGTGCCAACCACTGTTGAAATACCTGGAGCTTCATCTCATGGGCATCATTCGGACGAACGTTGGGCGGTACGCCTGCATATATCTCCGCAATTGTCTGACGTTCTTCCTCAATCGCCTTTTGCGATGCGGTTTCCTTGGGTATCATCACACTCTCTGCCGCACCGGGCAGGATTTGTCCGACTGCAATGGTGAGCAAGCGTTCGGTATCAAGCACGCCATTCTTGTCAAGCATACCACCAAGCTCGGCAATTGCCTTTACGCGCTCAAGCATCTGAGCGGGATCTTGCAAGGCGGCATCGAACTGCATGTAAAAGTCAAAGCGTTCACCCGCTTGTCCCTTGTTGAACCTCTGCATGTCCTGCACGCCCGTTACCCGGAAGTATTCTTCGTCAGGCCCGTACTGTTGATACAGGCTGAACACTTGATCGAGGAGGTGCTTGAGGTGCTGGAATACCTTGTCGATGATTTCCTGTTGTTTCATTTGCGCCTCGATGGGGTCGACCCCGGGCGCGTTTCTTCCAAAGTATCTGTCAGCTTGTTCCTTGATATATCTGCGAAGCTCGACGTTCACGGTTGAGCCGGGAGGAGTTGAGGCAAAGCGCACCTCCCCAGGGACGCGATAAGGTAACCTCACACCCGGCCCAAACCGACTTGGACTGCGACCAAGGGGATGTTCGATGGGTGGCAAGGTGGTCAATGACTGAGCGTCAATTGCAGAGTCGGTTTCCACCTTCAAGACCTGTTGCAAGGACTCGATCAACTCGGGGTATGACCGCGAGGAGTACAGTCGCTTGGAGGTCTTCTCCAAGGTGGTCACGATAAACGGGTACTGTCCATGCGCATAGTCCAGTAATTGATGCTTGCCGTATACCTCACTGAGCGCAGGGTGCATAACCGTACAGAATATGCCCGGGACGTCATCATCGTCTAAAAGTCTTTGATAGCAGTATACGATCTTTACGTACTGATCATCCGCACGCATGAATTCAGACTCCTCGCGCACGTTGTAAAGGTTATCATCGGTCTGCGCGTTATTCGCGAGTTCGACAACTTGCTCAACAAAGTCCTTGTTCCAGTTTTCGGAATTGATCTTCGAGCGAATTTGCTCGGGGGTCATGTTCACTTGATGGAAGACGTAAGGCGCGGATTGAGGGTCAATGGTATAGTTAGGCCAAAACACGTCCTCATCGGGAGCGAGTGCGCGAATCTTCGGGCGGCTAACGACTTCGCGAGTGACCGGAACGGTAGTCTCTCCGTCCTTGCGCAATTCCCGAAGCATGGAACGTCCCTTCCTTCGGGACACTCCGAATTGTTCCTTGAGGGTTTCGCTCAATTCATCGTCCATCGACCCGTCCTGTATGACTTCTGCGATGGCGGGCAAAACTTGCGCGATTTCCTCAAGCTTGATGGTTTGCTGTTGCTTCAACTCGGATTGTTCGTACCAAGCGTAGTGAACCATCATGCCCTTCTCGAAAAAGTTATTCAGTCCAAGTTCAATCTCGGAGTAAAACTCAGGCATCTTTGAGTTAATCAACCATCTGAGGAAGTTACTGATCACGGAAGCACGCTCAACGTCATTGCTCTCGGTTGGGGTGGCTACAATGTGCGCACGTCTAACCGCATTCATTACCATGGATACCCGGCATCCAATTAGTTCATCGGCTAGCCTAACCTCTTGATCCGAGGATTTGTCCCAAGGAAATACCTCTCCGGTTGAACTGAGTGAGGAATGTTTCTTAAAGTCATCCGACTTGCCCGCCCATTGGCAATTCCTTACGTCATAATCTCGTTGCCTACGATCCAACCACTCGCCCAGGTCGGATTGCGTCTGCTTGAAGGTCTGCGCAAGGTACGCAATGTCAGGCTCTTTCGAGGCATAGAGTAACTCGGGATCTGCGGCATTCAGCATAGGTGTAGCAGATTGTAAGGCAAAACGCCTTACGGGTCAATGTCGTAGTCTATGGTAGTCTAATATCCCCCGCCACCCGTCACCGCGAGCTTCGCGCTAGTAATATGCTCAGGCCCGCTGACCATCAAGTAACGGATGCAGTCTATGAAGTCCTTGAAGTGTTCAGTCCTGCTCTGCCCGCTGTACTCGATCATCGAGGTAATCGTATTCTCGCACCGGTCACTCACGAACAGCTTGGGCGTATTCTCCTCGGTCATCGGTTCGGTATCGTCCCAACTCAGGGCATCATTGATCTTTGCAATTCCCGCCTCGATGTCCACGCCCGGTGCTGCTCGGAACACGAACCCCAGGTTGCTCATCGTGTTGATGATGTTCGATTCTCCTTCCTTCGTGCGCACCGTGGTCGATCCCATGCGCGGGTCAACAATTCGCTCGAATATATTCTCCCCGCCCTCCAAGTCCTCAAAGTGGTTCTTGTATTGAACGTACCCCCAACCGAGGGGCTTCTGTCCAGGCCCGGGCTTGCCCACGCTCTTGCCCGCACCATTGACGTGGGGCAATGCCCACGCTCCCATCGTGCTGTCAGGGAACTCGCGGTATAGGTACATACGCCCGCACTCCATGACCCCAACCCAAATCCCCACCCAAGGCTTGCTCCCTCCCG